TCTGACACTTTAGCACGTTAAAGTGTTAAACTTCACCGCGTTAAAGTGGTAACGTGTGAAAGCGTGAAAGTGTGAATGGAATATTACAAAATTGTTAATAATCCGTGAATTAAAATACATCAAGAAAGCTTCTGATAAGAGGTTAAATCATATCATTGTTTATATTCTGATATTTGCTATAATATAATCAGAAAGAGAAAAGAAAACAAAGACGTCAAGGAATGACTTGAAGAAAGGAATAATAATGAAAGTACCAAAAAATTCTATTTACGGTATGTTTGGACAATCGCAAGACACCGAACGCGACAGAATCAATTACATTATGGAAACACATAGCTTCATATTAAGCAAAAGATATTCTTATAGAGACGTTGAAAAAGTGTGCGGTGACTGTTCACATTTTAACGCTTGTATGCAAGGTTATCAGACAATCGCACCAACGTGTTGTATGTTTGACAGCTTATATAAAGCGAGAAAGAATCCAGAATGGCATCATGTTAGCCTAAACACTCTCGCCAACATTGATTTTGACATGCTAGATGAAAAACGACAGATATATTTTACCGTATACAGAGACTTGCAACAAACACTTTCACACTTGAGAAAGTGCAAGACAGTAAATACATATAGTGCATGTTACAATAGATTTGTGAAAAGACTGAATGTTATGTGGGGGGAATCTAAAATTACAAATGCAATGTATAAATATATAGAAGCAAAGTTATCAATGCAAAATGTGGAAAGTGGTCTGTGGTCATCGGCATGGGAAGCCGCAACAGGTAGTCACGAATCACGCAGATATAATAAAAGTAGAGCTTGAAGATAATAACAATCATAGCTGTCATATCGGCTTGACGGTGAGAAATGGAGTAATATGAATCTTTATGGAATTGAAAAGAGAAATACAATTGAATCTTCCCCACTTGTAATAGGTGATCGCGATTATACAAGCGAATACTGCCACGAAAACAACTTGCATTATGTGACATGTGCGGATGTACCTGGTTATATGAACGAGAATCTGTCAACATTACATAAGTATAACGGCAAGTATGGAAAAGGCGTAGTCCGCACAAGACCATGTTTCTATAAGGGCAGACGATCAACAAATTACATGACTATCGAATACTGGGTGACTCGTGACGATATCCACAAGAGATTAACAGGAGAAAGTGAGGTACAAAATGCGTAATTTGGCATTCTTTTTAGTAGAATATCATGACATTTATTTAAACAAGATTAAATACATTAAACTACTAGCATGTGATGAAGTTCATGCAAGAAGTGATTTTAATATAATCTTTAAAGGTAAAGCTTATGTGATAACAGGGATAACACGAATATAAAGAAAGTGAGTTGTAAATGAAACTATATTTAATCGAGTACTATGACATAGACCTTGATGAAACCGACTACGCAACAGCAACAGGAAACAATATAAATGACGCGGCAAAGCAATTTATCTATAGAACACATGGAAGAAAAATTTTAGTAGATATCAACCGCGTGAATGGTGTGGAAGACCCTTATTATAGAAAGTGAGGACTAAAATGAGACGATATCATGTATTATTTAAGCACAATCATGAAACTGTAATGGCAATAGCATTATATGCAAATAGTCCGCAAGACGCGGCAATGTTAGCAGAGCATGAAATTTTAGAGCACTTTTCAAATACAAAATATGACGAAGTATTAGTGCGTAATTATTTTAAGACAGAAAGTGAGGACTGACTATGGATGCATTAACCACAAAACAGAAAAACCAGATGTATGATGAAGTTTCAGAATTAGTTATGAAATACGGCAAGGACAAAACAGCAAAACGAATGATTGGATCTTTCTTTCAAGAGCTTCAAAAGGTAGAAACCTCTAAAGAGCTTACAAGAATGTCATTCATCTTAACATCCCTTGCCTATCTTCTGGAAATCACATTCCCAACCAAATAACAAAAAGCCGCCAATATGGCGGCTTTATTTACGTATCATATTCAATTATATATCCATAAATATAGAAATCTTTCCCCCTAAAAGGCGCTTGATACTTACTATAACAAGGCACATATGTAGTGTTTATAAAGGAAAGTGTAATAGAGTCTACCGATGTGCTACCAGTTCGACACCATGCAAAAGGTAATGATACATTATCACCAACTGTTGTATCGCCAGTGATGATATTGAAACTAATTCCCATAGGAATAATAATTTGATTGGCTTTTTTCGCTAACGTAACGTTATTTAATGTCAACTTACACCAATGCTGACTATCGTTAAAGCCGAGAATCATGGTATGCGATGGGGAAGATGCGTCAAATGTAGGACTCTGATAGCTTGAAATCTTATAATTTCGCAATGCAGAAATGTTAAGTTCAATGCCATTCCCCCAACTATCCACATATTCAAACGCATTAACAACCTCATCCCTCAGCTTTCTCACCCCATGCCAAAACGCGAGATTAGAAAACCTTTCTGGTAAATTCTTCATAGGTTCCAAATATTTCAATAAATCCATATATAAATACCTCACTTTCTAAAATTATCCATTTTCCGCGATCATATAAATATACAAGTCCCACTTTGTATTATCTGTGATAGTATAACTGTTAGGACAACACGCAATTTTTAATTTGTTTGGAGTTAGACAAAGTTTTGCAGATGTTCCTGTTGACGGCACTTGCAAACGAACTCCACAGTTGATATTTTCACATCTTTCAATTCCATTGTCGCCAGTTGCTTCAACAAGTAAACTTTTTAGAGGCAGAAACGGGATATATGAGGTCTGAAATTTGATTTCATCCATCACAAAACCAAACTCATGTGTGAGGGGGAAGTCGAAGAAACCAGTTGTCGGAGTAAACACGAATATGCTATCAAAATAACGGGGGCATACTGATAATAATTCTGTCATTGATGGATAGTGGTCAAAAACGTTCTTACATACTGCAATAAACGGCAACTTGCACAAAGTAAGCGGTTGTGAAATTCTTCCGAGTTGGAAATACCGTGGTAAATGCGTTGTAGTGTCCCACCACAAAACATTAGGTGAGTACTCCCACCGATCAATTGGTGCTGCCGCATTGAAATAAAGTTTTTGATTTAACCAATTCCACCAATTCATCCATAAACCAGTTTCAAACTCTTCATCCGTTGCATCATATATATCAATTGGAGGGATAATGTTTAGATTTTTCAACAAATCTTCCAACTTTTTCACCCTTGCCTCTAACGCGGACATGTCAGCTTGAATTTGAGTAATTGAATTGTTTATATTTTCAATTGATTGCTTAATATTGTTAATTTCAGTTTCAACAGTTGTCAATCTGTTTTCGACATTGTTCAAACGCTGTTCAATATTGTTAATTTCAGTTTCAACAGTTGTCAATCTGTTTTCGACATTGTTCAAACGCTGTTCAATATTAGTAATATCATTTTTGATATTATTTAATTCATTTTCAATATTTTGCAACTGCTCCTCAATATTCGTTACTCTAGTATCAAGTGCCTCATACTTAGCATACAAATCTTTTAACGATTCTTCCACACTTTTCGCCCATTCGTTAAATTCGACATTAAACTCATTCAAAGCGTCAATAACGTCATTCAACTTTGCCCACAAAGCGCACACCTTTTGCAGAAGTGATAAACAATCATCAAAAAGCAAAGGAATTGTAAATTGATGATGCCAACAAAAGCCCAAATGCTCTTTATCTGGCGGATTGATAATTGGTATATTTGCCATATTTACACCTCACTTTCATAATTCTAAAATCATTATATCATAAGTTAGACTTTCGTCAATGTCCATCACCTAAACAGCCCCAAGAAATTGTGTTTTAGTTTATCACAAATTTCTGTTTCAAAATCCCAAACCGCTGTTGTGTAACTCTGTGCGTTAGCCGCGGCAGTCCCACTTGAACCGCTGTGCGTGGTAGAATCATCCACATGATTTTTTGAAACATTCGTTAAATAGTTATCATCCAATAAATCTGTTTGACCTTGCGGAGTATCCAAGAATTTATGCCAATCATCGGAAGTATGAACGCTTTTGCTGTTTTCCGTCTCAAACATTTTCTCCGTGTTGTAAGCTTCAAACCGCGCTTTTAGTTTGATGTTTAGTTCGGGCATGATTCTTGCCATATCACCTCTCATGTGCTCACGGAAAAGAAAGTCTGTCTCATAACCAATTTCCCACTCTAAAAAATGCCGAATGATCATATCATTAAGCGGCTTTCTAAACTCCTCACTGAAAAGCGGATATACGTCAAGCCCAAAAGCCGCAAAATCATAATTATCAAACAAGCTCTTATTAGACTTCCTATCATTTCCAATCTGTGAATTTTGCAAAATATCATAGACATGGAGCGTATAAGCCGCCCCCACATCATACCAATACTTATCGTTATCTGTAAAGTTAGTGTCAATCGTTGGAATTGTCATCTTCACCAGCCCCCTTTTCTTGAGATTCTAAACCAGCATTCTTAACAGTTTCTACCGTATCTCTATTAGTGTCCATAACAGAGAATTGGTCTAAAAGTCCCACATCGCCAATATTGGAATCGTTAAATGTAGCTGTAACATTCAAGCCGAATTTCTTGTTGCATTGATCACAGAAATTTTGTCGCGCCTGTTCATAGGAGTTTCGCAAAACCATAAGTGTTGGGGCGTCTTGCATAACCTCAAGACTCGAAACTTGCGCTACTTTTGACTGTGTTCGCCCGTTAACGCCCAACATAAACATAAAATCCGACATTAACATTGATTTAAGCTGTTCAACATTTCCCGCAACAAATGGCGCGGGCGTCTGGTAAACAATCTGCCTAATATCATCATACTGACTTTTAAGCGGTGACATATCCCTAGTATAAACAACAGGCTTATGACCCGCGATTTCCTCATACATATTGGCAAACGTTAGTTCTTGACCATCTGGAGCATTTAAGATGGCGGGTGTGTTTTGTGCTTTAAGGTTTACGTTTATACACCTGTCGCATTCGTAAAGCAACGCGGCATAGTGACGACACAGACCATCAATAGAAACAATGTCGTAGTCTGTAAATGGTGATAAGCTAGCCGTTAAAGTAGCCACTTCGCTCAAATCTCTACTGACAGTGCTAACAAACGTTCTGCATTGATACTTTGTCGCGCCGCCATACCACGTCTTAGTACTTGACGTTGTGCAATCTCCGACAACATAAAAACCATCTTCTTTCCAGAGTCCCCCAAGCTTACCTAATACAAAATTCTCATTTAAAATGTTGTTGGCATGTCTGTAAACGTCATCGTCGTCAAACGGCAGTCCCTCAAAAGTCCACGCATCAACAGCAATCCTACGCAAAAATGTATAATACAGACCGATAGTTAAAAGATTTTCTGTCTGTGTATTCTGATTTTTTATATTTCTTTTCGCCATTTCAACACCTCACTTTCTACATGGAATGTGGTAAATTTATCCCTCACCCTCACCCCTCACCCCTCACCCCTCAGCCTTCCACCCTCATTTTACCATATTGACCGTCATTGTCAATTATCAATTTTGAGTGGTAAAACATTACAAAAGTATTTTAAAGACCAATAGGGACAAAACATGCTTCTAGCATCAATGCCGCCAATAGGTGGCGGCTGTGTTGTTGGTTGTACAACTTCAGTTGTGCCGCTACCACTTGCACTTCCCGCGTCACTTCCCGCGGGATTGACGGGGGCGTGTGAGGTTGAGTCTGAAATTGTGCCCTCTCCTATTTGGATAACACCTGTTTGGGCTGCCATGTCAGCGAAAACGCGGTTGTACTGTGTTGTTGTCCACCTGTCACCGTCATAGTAGCCTGTTTTTGCATTTTGTCGCGCCATGACTAATTTTATCCAATCGCTTTCTGTCTCTTTTCCAGTTGTCCCCACAAATATATCTTTTACAGCGTCCCAATGCCCACTATCACGAATTGATATACTTGCGGCTGTACCTACTGCATAAGCACCGATGTTAGATACATCATATCCAAGATGTTTCTGTATGTTGGTTCGTATAAGTTGGTAGTAGTCGTTAAACATCGCCCAGTTTTGCATTTTTGAAAATTCTGCCAAGTGATTATTTGTGTAGTCAATGAAAAGCTGTTTCAGTCCCGCGTTATTGATAAGTGCGGGATTTTTGACACCCAAATCAATGTACGGCTGGAAGCCGCTAAAAAGGTTCGGGTAATGTTGCACGCAAAATTGCATAAAAGGAACAAGTCCGTATTCATAGTCAAACTGATAACGCCCGTACGCTTGACCACCGTCACCGTTAATATACCAACCACTATTGTCAGTATATTCCTTTCCAGACTCGAAGTATTGCCAATTTATCCACATTCGCGCCCCAACTTGTTCGTTTTCTTTATTTTCTTCGGGAACTGGTTGGATTGACTCAGAATTTTGAACAACTACGGCAGTATGTCCCGGCATGTGTAAAATATCGCCAACTTGCAAGTTGTCACCTGTTGTCAAGTACTTACTGTCATACAAAATATCAAATAGCTCTGTATTTTTAAGCTGTTCCAATTCATTGTATGTGTTCATACTTGTGCTAACGAAAATATTAAGACAATTTAATATGCATGCAACTAGAGCAGAGCAATCAGTTGCGCACGGCACTTTAACATTTTTGGGCTTCCACCCAACTTTACGACATTCATTTGTGAAAGTTTCCCTTCTGTCTTGATTATATCCAACGTTTTGATTGTCACATGACTCTATCATAAGTGTAGCAATGCCGCGTGCAACGTCTGGACGGTTGCGAATGCGTGCAATCCAGTCCCATCGCCTACCGTCTCCTGTTTGAGGAAACCAACCTGTTACACGGACTTCAAGCCCGTTTTGATCTCCGTCTTTACCGCCTCTCAGATTGCCGTTTTCATCTTTAGACGCTTCGCCAATATATGTTGCCATTTAACCACCCTCACTTTCTGGAAAATGATTCTCTAAGATTTTGTCTGTGTGCTTATAGTTTCCGATACCGTGCCAAAACCACACACCACTATCAAGTCTGTTTGCCATATATGCTATGGCGTTCTGAGGTGCATTCTCAGCGGTAATTATGGCACCGCTTGTGTGTACGTAATTGACAATTGGCAAAGAATCAATTACGATATCTGCTAGACTTCCATTGTAATTATAACCATACATGCAAAAGTAGTTGTTAAATTTTTTTACATCTTGTAATGACGGATAGTACCAGGCAATGGAAATCATAGGGAAAAGAGCGTTATACATTGCAATGGTTCCCGTTGGGTTGCCAATAGTTAGGTCTGATTCTTCAAATTTTGCACCTAAGTTTTCTGCAAAAGTTTCCGCGGCTTGTAGCTCACCTTTTATGTCAAGTGAAAAAAGATTTCCGATTGACGCAACGCCAAAGTTTCCAAAGTCGCGCATGACTCTACTATTGTTTAACTGTGTAGTCGAAAGTTGAACACTATCCCATGTGCTACTTGCAAGCGAGTAGTCGCCATTTGTGCCGTTTCCGTACTGTTCTGGTGTAATAACGATACCGCCCAGTTGGGACTGATTAGCCGCCCACTTGAATTTAAACTTTTTGGCAAGTAGTGCGGACTCATCAAAATAGCGAAAATCGTACTCTTTGGCACTGCCGCCGCAATTCACAGTCAGCTTATTGAATTGTGGGGAAGTGTACAACTTATTCCATAAAGGTTTTTCAACAAAAGATTGCACTAGCTCAAGTTCTCCTGTGCGGTTGTCGACTTTATCAAGATTTTCACCGCTAACCTCAGTAGCAAAAAACTTAGGTACGTGATAAGCTCCAATAATATCCTCTTGTCGTCCACACTTTGCATAGCGTTTAACTACTTCTAACGCTTGTGCTCTTGATAACTTACTTGTGTTACTTTGGACTATGCCGCCACATTCGCAAGGGTTGACGGAAACTAACGAGAAGAAATTATTGATTTGTCCATAGTCGCCCATTGCGAAGTTTGCAATTGCCGCGTAGAAATCACTAGACCTGTTTTCATAGGTGTCTGTATTGTTTGCCGTCATGAGATAAACGGAGTCGTCATCATCTTTTGAAAAACCGTATTCAGTTCTTGCAATTTCCCACCTGTCAACTTGCGTTGGTTCGGGATAAAAGTTTGCAAAAAGTCCGTCACTTGCTGGATGTTGTCTCATCACTGGCGATGGATGAAATGCGAATTTATCAATGTATGTCGCCCAATAATCGACAGACGTATTTACATATGTAAGTTTATTGTTTACGTACTGATAGTCAATGATATATGCAAATTCAATGCGTGATTCATTCTGATATGCCATGTAATTATATCGTCTTAATTCATCAGCACGGACTGGACAACGGAAAGTCTGTCCTTGTCTTTCCCACGTTACGTTGTCATAACGTTTATAAGGAAGAACGCCGAGAAGTTCTTTCAAGAACCCCTCAGCGTTTCTTTCTTTAGGGATTAACAAATGTTTACCGCTGTCATCAAATGGTGAATCAAACAAGTATACAGTTGTCATATTATCCCCCCTTTATTATGCGTTTTTACAAATTGCAACAGCATTTCCCCACGGTCTAATACCGTATGTCTGCCATACATTCAGATACTGATTCTGATAGAGTCCAGCTGCATTATAGAAGTCACCACTTGTACTCAGATTGTCGCGATACTCGAATGTATTAACATCCGCAAGTACGGCAAGAATGTTTTGATCATCGGTAATTGTTGTCCAATACTTTGTAACAGGATCAACAGCGGAATCAAAATCAAGATAATTAAAGTCTGGGAATGGTGTCACACGCCCTACTAAGTCGGCTTTGCTCATGTTGAAGGCTCCAGCGAGTGTCTCAACGTTACAGTTAACTAAAACGTCACTTCTTATAAACAAATACAGATTCTCAGATGGAGTCCATGTGATTGCTGGTGTTGCGTCTGCAATTCCCTGTTCAGTTGCGTAAGCTTGATAATTATTAAAGCTACTTGACGCATGTGTGATATCAAGTGCAATTTTCTGAATTGTCTTGATGAAACCAACAGAAGAAGCGGCTGGGTCTGCTTCATCCCATGGAATTTTCTTCTTGATTACTACGTTATTTTTTACGGAAGTCTGAATCAACTTCTTGATAAGATTTTCTTCTTCGATCTCATTACCACTGTAAAGACTTGTTACCATGCCCGTGACCATGCTGTCGAGCTGTTCCCATGAGGTGAAAGCACCTTCCATAAGCTCACGTGGAATAGTTACTGGGAACTGTCGTCTTCTGTTCTGTCTAAAGTAGCACGTCTTAACGTCTGGTTTTGTCACCTGTAACAGCGTTGCTCCAAGAGAAATATCATAGTCACGTCCCATAGCTGGATTGACGTAGTTCATTTCCAGATCGGTTCCAAGTGGGAAACCTTCCTTTTTCAACATTTCATACTGATTGGTGTACATCTTTGATTCTACTGACTGAATGACAATTTTGTTTACAACATAATGTAAAAATTCATTCATAAATGGTGCATACTTGACAATTGGTGTCATAGCGTGACTAATGGAAGTTGCCACGGTAACTTCACCTGTTGCGCGCATATACTCATTTGAAGAATTTTTTCGTGCATCGTTAAAAAGATTGACGCCGCGCTGTGCGCTTGTCAGCGGTTTTGTTGATTTTGCCATAATTCATACCCCCTTAAATATAATAGCTTAAAATGTCATCTGTTGTGACTTCCTCTTTTTCTTCTTTTTCATCATCTTCCTTTGTTTTTGAAGTCGGAGAAATGGTAGTTGTCACACGGTTGAACAGCTCTAAATTCTGTTTGCTGAGTCGGTCATTTTCTGTTTTCAGTGTTGCGTTTTCTGTTGCAATTGCTTTCTCAGCTTCATTTGAAGCTTTCGCCATGTCAAGTACGTCTACAACAATTCTTCGCATTTCATCAACAGTCATGCCGTCTGGAATGTTTAAAGTTGTTACCATTTTTTCAATATCAATCATGCTTTCGCCCCCTCATAGTTAATGTTTGCAAAGTGAAAACTGTGTTCCCATTCATATTCTGCAATTCTGCCCAACTCGATGGTATGCCCCTCTTTTGGCATATGCAGAAAGAAACCATAACCAATGTCAATTCCAACGTGTCTACCTTTACCGCCAAAAGATGTATATAAGCCGTTTCCTTCTGTACCTAAAAGTGGTGTTGTTTTTTCTGCTCCGTCATGATAGTGTCCAGTGCTGTAATTTTGCACACCTACAACAGCGGAAACGAAGCCGCTACAATCAAGTCCGATTTTACCGCGTGAGAAAGCTTTATATGCTGCAAGCTCCTGTGTTGTGTATTTTGAAAAGTACGCGGGTTCGAGACTGATTAAAGTGTTCATCACATCATCTGTTAGCACCTGTCCTTTTGCACCATAAAAATAAGCGTATTCGTCACGATGGTAAAACATATACAACGCCTTTTTAATAACCTCATAATATGTCATGCTTTCACCTCATCTTCCAATTTTGTTTTGATTTCCGATATCATCTCTCTCAAAGAATTGATTGCATTTGTAAGCTCCTTTGTTTCCTCTTTATGTACATCTGTTTGATACTTAATGTAGTAACATAAGATTAACGTCATACAAATTGGAAAGCCTACACTTGTAATTATTTGTGTTACCGCGCTTACATCCATCACAACACCTCACTTTCTAAAAAGGTGGGCGTGTCTCCACGCCCGTGCTGACAGTTTGCACAACTACTCTGCTCTTCACAGTCTGTCTAGTAGTCCCAGTTTTATTTTATCATAGGTTTAGTTTTTGTCAATAAGAACTCTCTTGATTAAGTCATTGAATTTTTCGCTTGCGGTTTTTGAGCTTGCACAGATTTGTGATGTGCGTTTGTAGTATAACATCCACTCTATCAATTTGCGTGTTGTCGGTAAATATAGCTCATTTGTGAGTATATTGTTTTTTGATTTGTATTTACCGTCTACAATTACCATAGGACAACGTTGCTTTTCTGGAAATATTACGGTTATTCCAAAGTCTGCAATGTAAACACGGTTGGTTTTAACTGTTAACTCCGCGTACCACTTCCATGATAAATGATTATAAATTTCTGGATAGACTTCCTCTTGCCAAGCTCCGTTTATAGTCATGTCATTTGTTTGGGACTCATAAACAGCAAGATGTTTGGAAACGTGTATTTTTTTGGGTGGTTCGGTATAGAGAACGCAAATTTTCAGTGTATCGCCATCCTCAAGTTTACGATTGAAAATGTAAACTTTTCCCTGTTCTAGTTTACGTGCATCAATGTTGTAATAATCAAACAGGGGGCTTTTCGGGTTGATGCTGTTTGCACATGCTACAATTTTTACGTCTTTACGTCGTCTAACTATGGTTGATATTTGCTGACTATAGCCTTTTAAAAATTCGTTTCTTGACAGCGGTATTATTGTAGTAGTGTCGTCGTCCTCAATAAATTCGTCTAAAAATATAGTTTTAACTAAATCGTAGCCGTTACCTTTGTATTTCATCCATGAGGCAATTGATGAGCTATAGCCACATGGCGAATATATCCATTTGTTGTTTCGTCCTAACTCTTGTTTGCGATATACTCCACTATAATAATTAAGGTTTGCTTCTTCTTTCCATAGTGTTTTTTCAACATACGGCTTTATGTTGGCGACAGCTCCCCACGCTCTACCACGGATAAGATAATCTTCGCGTGTACGCATGTAAACGAATTGTGCTCCTGTTTTGTCGTAGTCGTCAAATAAGCCCTTGAAAACTGAGTATGTTTTACCCGCCGAACGCTCACCAAAGACAATGTACACATCGGCATTTAAAGTATACAATGATGGTATGTTAATATAGGTTTCGTCGCCTACTGTTATATAAAGGTTTTCAATTTCCATATCATTCTCCTATCTTTTCTAATATTATTGGTGATAAGTGTCTAGTTTTCACAGTAAACTTTTCTAAACGTTTATTTATATCTGTATCAGTATTTTCTTTCTTTCCCTCTTTTGTTATTATTGTCGGCTTGATACTGTAAACGTCTATTCCAATCAAAGCACCGTATTCTGGTGAGATTGATAGAGTATAAGTAGTATCTTCTATCCACGTACCGCCATTATCATAAGTTGGAATCGAATTTGTTGTTGGGTGCGATATTGTACGTCCAGATACATCTTTGTCGAAAGTTGTAAAAATTTCAAAATCTTCGATTGATGTAAGATAATTTACAGCTTTCTTCGAGAGTCCCGAAACAGTCATGTATAGTTGCCCGTCACGCTCTTGATATATATACTTTTTCGCGCCATAGGTTTTGAATTTCAACCATGAGCCTTTCTTTTTCGTTTCCCAGTCAAAAATTCCCAAGTCTGGTAAAGTGTAGTCAAGTCCATATCTCTTGATAGCAAGCTCAACTTTATATTTTGCATATTCGTTATAACCATTTATTACTTCCAAACATTCTTCTCGATTGATAATTTTCGCGCTGTCTGTATCACAGTAGAGCACATTTCTATCAATTTTTGACACTATGTCATGCATCAAATGATAGCGTGTCCATGCGGGTATAAAAACGCCTATTTGGTATGGCAAAAAGCTTCTAAACGACTTATAAAATTTTTCAAGCTGTGCGGAAATTTCTTCTTTGTTTGTTATTGCACAATGCTCTAAACTCCATTCTGTACCGTCAAGCGTTACAACATCATGAATAGGATCTTGAACAAACATACCGTAAAAGCTGTTTACACGGTTCTTTGCTTTTGCATAGTTTAATTCTTCACCGTCTACACCTTTTAAACTTTGTTTTTTGTTATAGTACTTTAACATAGTTGAAACTATTCCAGACGGTAAATAGTCAGCTCTACAATAGTAGCATTCATCGACACGTATAGCATCAATCTTATACATACGCAAGATAATTGCAAGGTCAAGGCTAGTACATGTTGTTTTTATCATGTCAGCTTTATAGATTCTTCCGTTATCAAGTACGCTATCGCTTGATACTTCACAATGTGAGGATGATAAAAACGTCATTGTACCTTTCGCGCGAACGTTTTTTGCTGTGATTGTGCAAATAAATAAGTAATTGTCAGTGCTCATTAAACGTTTCAAGTCGTATATATTCGCACCTTTTAACGGTCTAAGTGGACTACACGGAAACTTTTCGGTTCCTATTGCAAACGGATATGCGCTACCGAAATCAAAGCTATCTACATCAATCATAATTTGCCCAGCGTACATATAGTTAGCGTGTACGTAGCCGCCACAAAATGCTTTACGGCAGATTACATATCTGTCGTAGTCAAGCGAAGTATTTTTAAACATCTTCATCCATTTCGCGTCTTTTTTCATGATTGCGCGAAGTTCGTCACGTAAGAACCCAGTGTTTGTATAAGGGAAGTCGTAAAACGGCTTATTTTCCTGTTCTTCTAGCTGATGGATTTTTGCCACCATGATTTCAACGTCACGGTATGTATAGCGCTCTTTGTCTTGCGGTAACGTTTCGCCTGGTTTTACGATATCTTTGTAGTTCATTTCAAGCTTTTCAAGTCCTACATCTTCACCACATGCCGCAAGTCCCTTATTAGTAAGCTTGTAACTACATCTGAATTCCAAAACATCGTCAATGATCAAATACAGCGGTTCGTGAGTGTCCATATAGAAGCCGCCTGTCATGGTGTGCCCCTCTAAGTTTCTGATTATTGCTTCCATTTCATAAGAGAGGTTGTGAACGTAAACGATAAGACGGTTTTCGCCTTGAGTTGAAAAGGTTCGATATTGGTTATGCAAGTAGTCATATAGATTTGACCATGAAGAACACGTTTTATAGTTATAGTCACTATCCATAATTGACCAATGCCATGTGTAGATTATGTCACAGTCTTCCGATATGTGTTCGTGAGTCGTTTCAATGTCAAAACAAAGAAACTTTTTACAATATGAAATTTTTTCTTTTCGTTTTGCCATTGTTTGCACCTCTCTTAAATGTCGTCAAAATCTTGATCAAGAGATAGCCACTCTCCAGAACTACCCTCACGTTGCACATCTAAAAACCACGCATCGAGATCAACGTCTTCTGGATTCATGGTTGCTAGTCCGTCAAAGCCGCTACCCAGTGTATTTCCAGCCCAGTTAGCATAGGCGAGCAACTGTTCACTATCGTACTGTTCACCCTCGTGAGCTGATTGCCACGCTCCCATATATGAGGTCATTTTTTTCCAATCTTCAAAAGATAGATTTTTGAGTTTTGGGTGATTCTCTATCATTTTCTGGTATGCTTTGTTTTGTAGTTGTCTATATCCCGTGTAAGTCGATTGCTTTGCGTTTAATATCTCGATGGCGGTTGTAACTTTTTTCTGAATCGCTTGTAGGGATAAGCCTTGATACTTTATGTCAAATCCTTTATATCTATCATAGATAGGGTTGATTTCACCAGTGTAACGTTTACCACGTTCGCTAAAATATTCTCTAAGGGTTGCAAGTCTGGTTTGCGCTCTTTTGCCTAAAGTTCTCAACAAAAGAAGTGACTCATCTTTTGTATAATGTTTCTTGAGCAAAACATACTTTCCATTGGACACGTCATATAAAATCCCTTTCGCGCGTTGGACTTCGCCCACACGTTCTTTTTGTTTACTTGCCATACTCCTCTACCTCTCTTTCTGTAAAAGGTTCGATATAACCGCTTGCGATTGCGCTTTGTATCATTTCATCTGCCGTCATATGATAAAGCTGTGCGAATGTTTCGAGCGAGCTTCTAACTTCGCGGTAATACTTGAGTCTTAAAGCGGGTGTTTTAATATCGTCAAGTGCTCTTAATACGATAGCGTGTTGAAGTTGTAATAATTGGCTTTCTAAATACATATATATACCTCACTTTCTTTATTGTTCTTTTATTGTAGAATGGAAATATGAACAAATATGAGATATTTTGTTAACAAATTGTTAACATTGTGTAATTATAAAAGGGACTGTTTCCAGTCCCTTATAGATATGAACAAATTGATTAAGCTTCCGTTCTACGTTTTGGATATCAACCGCACTGTTGACCGTTGCCGCGTTTAAAAGCTTCTTACCATAATCTTAAAGAACGTCTGATTTGACTTTCTTGAAATGCCTGTTGTGCATTCAATGATAAAATCATGCCCATCTGCAATAGCATCTGTTAATAAATCAGCGATTTTTTCAATTTCACGCTGCACACCTGTTGCATAAATGCCAAAACCTTCTTCAGTCTCGATACATAAGTAATAGGTAACTTTGAAAGTATCTTCATCTGTGCCCATTACAATTCCTAAAAGCTTGCCAGATGGTTTCGCATCTTTTGCAAGGGCGGTTGTACCGTTAATTTTTACAAGCTTTACGCATTTTTCGTCACCAGATACAAGTTCAAATTTCTTCATAATTTTAAATCTCCTTTTTTTGTGTTATTTGTTTGAAGTGTAATGTTATATTAGTATGTAATATCAGCCGTTTATATTATAGTGTGTTGCGCTATAATTCTACGGTGGTAAACCAGATACATATATGCCGTCATCTACGCAACTTATAGAAGTTGCGATAGTGGGTGTTTTTGCCATTGTTGAAAGTAAAAGTATAATACGTCTCATTATCTGTTTCCACTTTTTGAAGCTCACCACGTATTTGATTTGTATAGTAGCCCTCACATAGTAAAGTGGAGTCAAGGTCGTAATAACTGATTCCACCATCTTTTTCAGTCTCCTTTATGGTCGTGCGCTTGTCGACAAAGTTGATTCTTGTCGTTTCTGGAATGTTGACTTTTCTAATTGGTTTACTCATCGTCATCCTCACTTGTTTCTAACTCAAAGATTGTGTAACTTACCGCTTCTTCAATTTCTTCAAGCGATAGAATATCTTTAAGATCTTCACCCTCATTATTGACGATTGTCAAACATTTCACCATACCCACTTTAGCGTCTTTCAATCCTGGTTTAATTGATGAAAAGTCGCCATTGTTAATGTTTCCAATAACAAAACGATTAAAATTGTAGAGTCCTATACATACCGCGTTCGCGGCAATTTTCTTCATCATCTTTTTAACTCCTTCGTTTTCAAGTGTTGTTGTGTGTACTCCAGTCTTGATAAATTTTTCGGCTAATATTATCATATCTTTCTTTTCACCAACTGTCATTGTTTCAATCCTCACTTTCTATGTTTGCGTTTTGGTGTTGTTTCTTTTCTTGTTGCACCTATATAGTACCATGGTTTGATTTTTTGTCTACTGATATTTTTTAATTTCATGCGTGTATTTTGTTGATCTTTTATAGTTCATAGTTTGTTAACAATTATAGCCGGATGATACCTGGATACCGCCTGGATGTTACAACACTTTCATACGTTACCACTTTAACGCGGTGAAGTTTAACACTTTAACGTGCTAAAGTGTCAGA